TGCGCGGCTGGTTCTTGTCAATTCTGGACGGATGCCGCATATAACGACCAGCGGGAATGTATCCAAGCGGTCGCTAAAGTCATAGATATTATAGATGCCCACCCTGAAACAACGGTTGCGGGTCAATGCTTGAAAGTCAACGAAAGGTTAAAAAATGCCTAGTCTGTCAAAAGCGCAGAATCGGTTTATGCAAGCTGCGGCCTCTAGCCCCAAAATGGCTAAAGAACTTGGCATTCCTCAGAAGGTGGCTAAAGAGTTTGTAAAAGAGACAAAGAGCATGAAAGGCAAGCCAGAGAAGAAGAAGTGATTATCTGGGACAACTTCCTGCCTAACGCAGAGAAGGTCGCTGCGGAGTTTCCAGCATTTAATTCCGATGCATGGTTTGAGTACAACAACCCCATCGAGATCAAAAAGACTTGCAATAACTGGCATCACTTTGGGCCAGAGACCTATAAAACATTTCAGCATTTGCTCTCCAGAGAGTTTGTAGAGGGCCTAGAGGATGCTTTCGGTGTTCCTCTGGTTGCTGACCACGGTTTACACGGTGGCGGCTTACACAGCCATGCGCGGGGTGGAAAGTTAAATGTCCACCTGGATTACGACATACACCCTAAGTTAGAACTCCAGCGGTATCTGAACCTGATTGTTTACCTAACCCCAGACTGGAAATCTGAGTGGGGCGGTGGACTAGGAATGTGGTCAGACCCGCAGACGCATATAGAAACGGTGTTCTGTAAGTTCAATCGTGCGGTATTGTTTGAGACAGTCAACCAATGGCATGGCTTACCAGACCCGATAAAGTGTCCAGAAGGCGTTACAAGAAACAGTATTGCGGTTTATTACCTAACTAAACCTGATAATGCCACAGACAGAAAGAGGGCTTTATTTGTGCCTTCTGCGGATCAGGTAGGCAACCCAGAGATAGAATCCTTTTGCAAGGCAAGATCAAGATGAAAAAAGAAGTCTACGAAAAGCCCCGTCCTAAGTCTTTAGGCAAACCCAAAACACTATCCGCGAATCAGAAGAAGGCGGCAAAAGCGTTTGCGAAGAAGTCAGGAACGGCTTATCCCTCACTAGTAGCTAACATGGCTGGAGCCAGAGCAAAGCGATGAAGGTACGAGATGCAGCTAAAATCTTTGAGAAGTACGATAGAAAGACTACGGAGAAGATGGCTGAACACAATCGCGGTGGCGGCTCAGTCCGTAAGCCAGTACGCTCAACGAAAAATGCAAGTACCGCTGACAAGTACGATAGAGCCAAGTTCATCTACAGGAAAGCCGCGCAAGCGATCACAGCGGGCCATCCACTCAAAAACGATAAGGGCGAACCAACGCCAGCGGCTCTCCAATTCAAAAGGTGGGCAGCAAAAGTTCCCCAGAACCAAGACGACCTCCGAGAGCTAAAAGCCCTGGGTGCGCGGTTGAAAGAGCGTTACAAGCCTAAAGATTGAAGATCTACCAAGCGTTTCACCAGGACTTCCACAGGGAGCATCTGCTTCCGAATACTCACCACCTGGATGTGCGGGCATTTCCGACACCAAGACGCGAGTACGACATATTTGAGAAGCTCAGACCTGAAGGCGACTTTGGGGTTATAAGCTGGAAGTTCACAAACAAGACTTGGCTGGATGAGTGGGAAGAAGAAGCCAGGGAGAAGCTAAAGACGCATGATGCGGTGATGATAAATCCGTTTCCTGCGCTGTCTGCGGCCTCCTACAACTGCTGGCAATCTCATCCTAGCCTTATAGAGACAGCTAAAGACTTAGTAGACATAAACCAGTTCCAGCCCAAGATTGCGTACTGTTTGTACATTCTGGGCAAGAAGGACTGGTGGACAAGATTCTTTGAGTTTGTAGACCCGATGCTGAGTCATCCTGGGATGCAGAAGCCAAGTGGCTATGTACGCGGTGCGGATATACCGCAGGTCGGGTTTATCGTAGAGAGGCTAGTTAACTATTTACTAGACGGTGTTTATGTCTGGGACTACCCAGTCGAGCATCATCTGAAGAAGTACGGAACCGCAGAGTTCTTTCTGCTAGACAAGGTTAAACACGATTACGAGACTTGGTCGCAGGTTGCGGCTAGGTATGACACTAACAGTATTGCGGCAATGGACGATAGGACATAACTGTTACAATTTACAGTATGCAGATCCAACAAATCCCGCTAGAACAGTTAATCCCTTATGTAAACAACAGTCGGACGCACTCTGATGAGCAGGTGTCCCAGATTGCGGCAAGCATAAAGGAGTTTGGCTTTAACAACCCTGTCCTGGTGGACAAGGACAACGGCATCATTGCTGGCCACGGTAGGGTGCAAGCCGCAAGACGGTTAGGGCTTACAGAAGTCCCATGTGTGCGGTTGGAACATCTTACAGAGACGCAGCGCAAGGCTTACATTATTGCGGACAACAGGCTGGCTCTAAATGCAGGGTGGGATAACGAGTTACTCACCATAGAGCTAAACGATCTGCTTGCGGATAACTTTGCGCTAGAACTATTAGGATTTGACCCTGCGGAACTAAAAGACCTACTAGACCCTGTAGAACCCACAGAAGGGCTTACAGACGAGGATGCGGTTCCAGAAGCACCAGAGGAGCCTAAGACCAAACCTGGGGACATATACCAGCTAGGTCGGCACAGGCTTATGTGCGGGGACTCTACTAGCATAGATGCGGTAGAGAAGCTGATGGATGGCGCAAGTGTGGATTTGGTCTTTACTGACCCCCCATACAATGTTGCCTTTAATGGTCGTAGCGGTAAGCACGATGTCATTAAGAACGACAATCTTTCAGAGCAGGACTTTGAAACATTCATTGCCGAGGTTTGCAACACCATTAAGGCGGTAGACCCAAAGGCTTATTACATTTGGTGCAACTGGAACTTTTATGGTGTGTTGCAGGGCAAGTTAGATTACAAGACCTGCATTGTCTGGGCTAAAAATGTGTTTGGTATGGGCCAAGGCTACAGGCATCAACATGAGTTTTGTTTATTTAACGGCAAAATTGATGAGGTAGTGAAGAACGAGTCCGACCTTTGGAGCATAAAAAAAGACTCCAATTATGTGCATCCAACGCAAAAGCCGGTAGCGTTATCTGTGCGGGCATTTGGCAACCATGTCAAACTGTTAAATGTGCTGGACTTGTTTGGTGGGTCTGGCTCAACAATGATTGGCGCAGAACAGACTGGTCGTAACTGTTACATGATGGAACTAGACCCTAAGTATTGCGATGTAATAGTCAAGCGGTGGGAAGATTTCACAGGCAAGAAAGCCGAATTACTTAATTTATCGGAGATATAAAAATGGCAGAAGGAGTGGGCAGACCAGCTCACCAACCGACTGACCAGGGTAAGTTACAGGTTAGAACCTTGGCTGCGGTTGGTATTAGGCATGAAGATATTGCGGCTAAGCTAGGCATAAGCGCAGATACGCTTACCAAGTATTACAGGCAAGAGTTAGACGATGGGCGAATAGATGCCAACGCTCAGATAGGCAAAAGTCTTTATGAGCAAGCCAAACTTGGTAATACTGCGGCTATGATCTTCTGGCTTAAGACTAGGGCTGGCTGGAAGGAAACGCAGGTGCAGGAGCATACAGGCCCAGACGGTACGCCTCTGGTGGTGAATTGGCAGAAGTAACTATTCCTTACAAACCACGGGAGCCGCAGCTTGCGATTCACAACGCTCTTGATGCAACTCGATTTGTTGTCGCGGTGGCCCATAGGCGTATGGGGAAGTCAGTCTCAGCAATCAACCACCTCATTAAGGCTTCGTTGCAATGCGGACGGGAATCTCCTCGTTATGCGTATATCGCACCCACATATACCCAAAGTAAGCGGGTAGCCTGGGACTATTTACTTAAATACACAGACCCGCTACAGGCTGAGAAGAATATCTCAGAGCTGCGGGTGGACTTTCTAGGTAGGCGCATCTCACTTTACGGTGCAGACAATCCCGACTCATTGCGGGGCATCTACCTAGACGGTGTGGTTCTGGATGAAGTAGGGGATATGAACCCTAAGATCTGGAACGAGATCATAAGACCTGC